ACCCACCTCCCAAGTATGTCATGTCAGAGATACCTAATAATCCAGAAGGCTTAGAGGAGCTCCGCATTATTAAGAAGTATCTTAATAGAGATCGCTATAGATTAGTAGTTAGAGGGCAGCACCTTAAAGCTGGACGTAACTGGAGACACTTCACTTATAGTCAACCGATACCTGATAGCACTCACCTCAGAGTGTATCTTTATGACCGCAAAAAATGGGAGTATTAAAGATGGATAGTTTTACTTTAAAGCGGAAAGACTTTAAGATATTAATCACCCATGAACGTAGTGGTAAGATACGGGAGGCCTGTAGAGTTAGAGGTTTCGATGCCTACTCTAATGACTTAGTAGACGCTGATGATAATAGTCGTTATCATTTTACTTGTGATGTAAGAGATGCTATTAAGGCCACTGGTTTTGATTGGGATTTAATTATTATGCATCCACCCTGTACAGCTTTAGCAGTCTCAGGTAATTCAACATACGCTAGAGGTAAAAAGAAACATCCTTTAAGAATCCAGGCTATTAAAGATACCTTGGAACTCTTTGATTTTGCACAGTATTATGCTCCGAAGGTTGCCTTTGAAAACCCTGTCGGTGTCCTGCCTCTTAAGCCTGATCAGTATATTCAACCCTATCAATTTGGTCACCCCGAATCTAAGAAGACTGGCTTATGGCTGTGTGGTTTACCCTTGCTTAAAGAAACTTGTAATGTCTTTGATATTTATAAGGCTCTACCTAGAAAGGAAGCGATGCGTTTACATTATCTGCCACCCTCTAAGGATAGGGCTAAGATCCGCAGCGAAACTTTCCAAGGTATTGCAAATGCAATCGCTAACCAATGGGCAACGGATAGTTTCAATGAGATCTCTGAAATTTTAAATGTTTAATAAGGAGCTTTAAAACTCTGAGGAAAACAGTATTACATGTTTGACCAGACCTAACGAACGTCGGCCCTTGACACGTACTTAAGTCAAAGGAGGTGGTTACTAAAAGCCCACGGGGAGATGAAAAGCTCCCCACCCCTATAAATTCCAACCAGCCCAAGGAGGGCAACAACACAATGATTAAGATAACTAAAACTGATCCATTCACAGGGGAAATTAACACTATGTCGTTCGACATCACCAGAGAACAGATAGACTCATGGATAGATGGTGAGATGATACAAAACGCTTTCTCTAATTTAACGGCTGGTGAAAGAGAGTTTATAAAAACAGGTATAACTTCGGACTCTTGGAGTAAATTCATTGGCGGTGATGATGATGATGATGACGTTACCCCCCACCTGTTGTGTGGGATAGACCGACAAAGAACATGGAATAAATAATTTCACTCATAAGGAAATTCAACTAGACTATGGAGGAAACAAAGATGCAAGATCACAACGGATGGACAACCCGCAACACTTGGTTAGTAAATCTTCATTTTGGCGAGGGCATCAGATCCGCTCTTGAAGACGGTGAGGAAATCAATGCCAATATGCTTGAGGACATGTTTTACAATTACATGGAGTCTGAAACGGATCATCTTAACGCGGTTGTTAAGGATTTTATGGATTGGTCTGAGATTAATTGGGAAGAGTTAGCGGAATATTATATGGCTTGGTCATGGGATGCACCAGTCCGGTGGCCCCAACTTTAAATCACCTTACTAAAGAGGTAGTTTAACATGGAACACTTAATCACTAAAGATTCTTTAGAGATCTTTAAAGATAATAGAGATTATTTTCTTAATGATTCTATAAACCTATTAGGTTTTAATAATTCTACAAAGATCCTTAAAGGCTTTAAAGAGCATAAGTTTACCACAGGAATACTCTATTTGCAACCCTCGACATTCGTTGCTAAGAAAACTTTATGCCCTATGGCTGTCGTTGCTGGTTGTGACGGCCCTTGCTTAAGAGGATCGGGACGTTTAGGTATGTCGCAATCGCAGTTGGCAATGACCCGACGCACCATACAATACCTTAAAGATCCTGGGGGTTTTAAAGGACGCCTTCGCCAAGAGATTCTTAAGGGTGAACGTGATGATTATTGTATTCGTTTAAACGGGACTTCAGATGAGGACTGGTCTGATCTTATAGAATCTCTGCCGAACATTCAGTTCTATGATTACTCTAAAGTCCTTAAGAGAATCCTTAAGAATAAGATACCTAACTATCATCTAACATATTCAGCGTCCTTTAATAATACCAGGTCTATTAATTTTATAAAGGAAGCTGTTAAGTCTGGTGTTAATACTGCCATCGCTTTGAATACTAAAGAAACTAAAGGAGAATTCAAAAGGCCTCTCCACTTAGTAATTGATGGTGTCGTTCACAGTCCTATAAGTATGGACAGACATGACTTAAGATTCCTAGATCCTGATGGCGCTATTGGCACTCTAGTGCGAAAGGGATCTAATAAAATTCAGAGGGGTTTAGATATGATGACCCCCTATAACTTCTTTGCTACTCCTAATCTGCTTGGACGGCTTGCTTGACAGGCGGTTTCGGATATGGCAAGATGGTGAACCGTGGCACTACGCCACATAATATTAAAAACTAAACGAAAGGATAGTGTATGGAGATATTGATAGAAATAAAAAATAAATATGGTAACGATCTTTTTTACCCAGCATGTGATAAAGCAAATCTATTTGCTAGAATTGCAGGAACAAAAACATTACTAGTACCTGTAATGAATGCTATAATAGAACTGGGATACACAATTAAAATTAAAGAACAGGAATTAATATTATGAGTAACTTAGATAGTGGTAACGTAGTAGATATGTTTGAAAATTCTGTAGCCTTTAGAGATGAAGGATATGGCCCTGCTGATTTTGAACTGGGTCAAGCACCTTTGGTCTATAGACCTGACGACCGTTTTGAAAATCAGGGATTTCCTTCAGCCGTTGATGGGGAAGGCTATGTCAATTCTTCAAAGCATGTCATCTATAGGACTGACACTGGAGCTGAATTAGGTGTACACGGCTCAAGGTATTCAGACCTCTATGATTTATCTTATAAGCGAATGATTGATAATCAACGTGCTTGTATTGAACGGTCTGATCTAAATATCACAGGTCTTGTTGAAGATATTAAGGTGTCTCATAACGGAGCTATGTGTTTTGTAACTCATCGGTTACCGGCAGAGTCTTTAAGAACTCCGGGTAATGATCATGCTGAGTTAACAATCTTAAATTTGTCATCTTTAAACGGTGTCTGGCCTTTCATATGTTCAGTAGGTGCTAATCAATATGCTTGCTTTAATGGACAGGTGTTTACATCTGATGCTGCGATGCTTTATAAATCACGGCATACTAAGAAGCTCGACATTGATCATGCTTCCAGAGTAATGGGACAGGCTTTAAATACTTTCAAAGCTGAAGTAGATATCTGGCACTATTGGGCAACGCAAGCTACAACGGACTTCCAGGCCTTCTTAATATTTGCTGAAGCTGCTAACGCAACAAAAGTATTTGAGCATGTTAAGGAAGAGCCTTACATTGGTGTACCTGGATTATTATTAGAGCCTAAGATAGCTTCTAATAAATCTTTAGCATACCTTTGGGATCGTTGGACTTCACATTATAGAGGTGCTTTAGGATACAACGAGTGGGCTGTCTACAACACCTTAACTGATTGGTCAACTCATGCTTCAGCCGCAACTAAAAAGAGCGTACCCAACATAGCTTCAATATCTCATAAGCGTGGCGAGATTGTTAGGGCTACGGTGCTAAACAACTTCAGATTAGCTGCTTAAAATTTAATGAACGGTAGAGTTTACAAGGAAATCATTTGGCATTTTACTTGTGACCAGTGCAAATGTTGGTGGAGTCTTGCATCATTTGAAAATGGTTGGAATCCTTCACTAGCACTTGTGCTGTACTGCCCACTATGCGGGGTTGAACAGACCACTAATGAAAAACACATTAGTCATTAATAGTTATTGTGATGTAGCCACAGGACATTGGACGTTACGATACTTTTCTAATACTTCAATGTATTTAACCGAAGAGTATATGACCTTCTTAGATGTTGAGGAGTAGGATTCTTTAGATGTAATTGACAATGAAGATGGTGCATTAACTTTAAAAGGAAGCCCAATAATGAATAAACACAAAGCAAAAAGGAGGAACCCAGTAGCAAAATATGCGAGGAGGTTTAACAAAGCCAGGACATTTAAAGATCGTAAAAAGGCCTTTAAGTCTGGGTATTTTAAATATAAAAAGGAGCGTTAAAAATGTTAGCAGAAATAGATACTGATACAGCAGAGAACATTGGATTGCAGTTTGTCCAAGAAACTTATTTGGGACTCTTAGATGTAATTTTTCTATATGAAAAAGGGTTCCATAAAGAGGTGGAAGAAAAGGAAAATGAAGCTAACCTTGTTAAAGGCTTTCAGCTTGTGCTAGAATATATAATGCCGCCGTCGGAGTTCAAGTCCCTTGTAGAAGGGGGGCGTTGGACAACAGCAATCCAAGATTTATCTGACGGAGAGTTAGAAGAGCGTTTGGTATAGTGTAATTGTCATCAGGGGGAACCTGGATAGGAGCTGGTCGTTAAATCAGCTCCCCCCCCTGGTGGCATAACTTAAATGTCAATCATAGGAGAATGACACATGAACGAGGAGAAGGTTTCAAATGGAAATTAAAAACTTAAACGGTAAGAAAGTAATTGAGCTTTCGGAATTAGAATATAATGATCTAATTGAGAAGGCCAACGGAATAGATAGAGTGCTGTCAACCATGCTTGAAGCGCAAGACATTTGGCTCAGTGATGTTGGTAAGATAGAAAGCTTAAAGTATAGTTTAATAGAGCTTCTATCGCTGGAGTGGAGCAGCGAGGCATATCGCTATGTGCCTAGAGCGGAGGTAGCGACTTTAAAACTCAAGCGAAAGAAGAGGCTTAGTAAATGATGGAGCTATTAAATATAATTAAGAAGGTGTGGGATGCTACTGTTGCAGAAGTATCTTCAGTTGTGGTAGACTTGGTTGATATCTTTAATGACAAAGTAAAATCGCCTATCAGGGAGCTGATTCTAATAGCAGGAATTGTCATTATTGTTTTAATACTAATAAGGATAGTATTTATACTGTGAATACTGACATGTGGAAGCACTACTGCCCAGCGGAGAGAACTTATTTATCTGTAGGCAGTGGTGAACCATGTAACTGGTGCGGCAAAGAATCTAATTTAAAAACTAAAGGAGAGGTGGACAATGAGCTACTCGATGGGTTCAACAATCTATATGTACGACACACGAACCGTCAAGATAAAAAAAAGTGATGGCGGCTACGACTTAATCGCCGAGAACGAAGAGGGTAACTGTGTTTATCTTTATTGCTTTGGTGAAGATGTTATTCTTTCTGCCGATCTGATAGACAATAAAGAAGAGGAGGAAGCAAGTGAGTCAGCATAGCGTTAATGATGGTATAGCAGACTTTCACATAGCCTTCGATGATGCTTGGGCTAGAATGTTTGCGATGCTTTTAGGTACGCCATTGCCAGACTCTGCCGTAAAAGAGGCTTTTTGTATTTATTTATCTGAACGTTTGATGGATACAATAGGTAAATTACAATGCTCTGAAGAGGATATTATACGAGCATTCCCTGACTTTTTAACTGATAACATACAGGAGGTAGACATATAGAAAAAATAGTTGACATCCAATACTCTATCGTTTAGAGTACACATTCAATAATTAATTAGAGGAGTAATGTTTATGCCAGTAGTAGAAGGAACTGCGTATTGGGCGGCTGTTAAAGTGCCTAACACATATTTTGAACCCGCCTATACTGTTAATTTAGTAGTCGATCCCGAAGTGGCTGAGTCGTTTAAAAGCCAGGGGTTTAATATTAAACAAATGGAAGAAGGCCCCGCCTTGGTTATTAAGCGCAAAGTTGATGGCCCAAATGGCTTGATTAGAAGAGCGCCTGATCTCTTAGACAGACAGAAAAACCCTATGGATGTTGTAGTGGGGAACGGCTCTAGAGTCCGGGTTCAATACACAGCTTATCCTTGGGAACACAACGGTCGGACAGGTAAGTCACTAGATTTTTGCAAGATGCAAGTTATTGACCTTGTAGAATTTCAGCCTGTAGTTGATGAGCTTGAAGCCTTTGATGATGACGAGGAGATTGATGAATTATGAGTGCTCAACGGACTTATAAAACGGAAGACTCTTTGTATGATGTCGATCTTCTAAATGAAGAAGCACAAGTATCCTTTGCATATCTAGTTGAGGTTGAGGCAGAGATACAATCCCTAGCTAGACGTATTGCTGTGTTGAGGGCGGCGGCTTCTAAATTTCATGAAGTTATTCAAGGTGCAGTCACTGATGATGCTATTGTTAAAGGGGAAACTGAAGAGGAGGAGGAGGAGGAGGACTCGGCAGCAAAAGAAGATAAGTAGTAAACTTCAAAGGGGGTCTTTAAGGAGGCCCCTTTTGTTGTCCTTAAATGCAATCGTTTAAATAAAGGAATTAACATGTCATTTGTTAAATACAATCAACCGTGCCTAGAGTGCGGAGGAAGTGACCCAGTAGCAATCAACGAGGATGGATCAGCATGGTGCTTTAGTTGTCGTTATAGATACCCCAATTATAAGGAGGCATTTTCACAACAAGGGGAAGTAGTAGACTTTAAAGAACACAAGAACAATAAGAAAAATACTTCAGGCGGCGACTTCTTGCCGCTCACAGACCGCAGCATATCTCTAGAGACAGCAAAGAAATATGGTGTCAAAGCCTTTATAAATACTACCGGAGATGTTGTCCGACATTCATACCCTTATTACATAGCGAATGAGATAGCTGGCTATAAAATAAGAGAACTTAATAAAGCTTTCTCATGGCGAGGAACCTCTAAAGGCTCTGGACTCTTTGGCGAACAACTGTTTGCTGATGGCGGTAAATACATTACAGTTACAGAAGGTGAGTGTGATGCTATGTCTGCGTTTGAATTGATGGGCAGCAAGTGGCCCGTAGTATCTGTTAAGAACGGGGCGGCTGGAGCCGTCAAAGATTTCAAAGACTCTATAGAATTCTTAGAGAAGTTTGATAACATAGTCATAAACTTTGATAACGACAAACCCGGACGAGATGCTGCAAGAGCCGTAGCTAAATTATTAACGCCTGGAAAAGCAAAGATAGCGACACTTCCTAGCGACTTCAAAGACGCTAACGATATGTTAAGGCAAGCACAACACAAGGCCTATCAAAACGCTTGGTGGAGTGCTAAAGTCTATACGCCAGCAGGAGTGCTTAACCTATCAGAGAAGCTCGATGATCTAATTAATAGAGAGATCAAAGAGTGTGTTCCCTATCCTTGGGCTGGTCTTAATAAGAAACTCTATGGTATGCGACAGGGGGAACTCGTAACTGTCACAGGAGGTACGGGGCTGGGTAAGTCAAGTATCACACGGGAACTAGAACACTGGCTAATAACGAACACCAAAGATAACGTAGGCATCATAGCTTTAGAGGAGGACTGGATCAGGACAGCAGACGGTATATTATCCATCGAAGCTAACGCTCGTTTATATATTGATGAGGAGCGTGAAGCCTTTGGTGACGCAGAATACGCTGCGTTATCTACGAAATTTATAGGGGACACCTATGCTAATCGTGTCTGGATTCATGCACACTTCGGAGCTACTGACTTCGATGAAATACTAAATAAATTAAAGTATCTAATAATAGGCCAGGGCTGTAGATGGGTAGTCGTAGATCACCTCCACATGCTTGCTTACTCCGCAGGACTTAAAGACAACAACGAAGTATCAACCATTGATTACATTATGAAATCTTTAAGAACTTTAGTTGAGGAGACAGGAGCAGGTTTGATACTGGTGTCGCACTTAAGACGGGTGGATGGTAACAGAGGCCATGAAAACGGTATCGAAGTTAGTCTGTCACACCTTAGAGGCTCACAAGCTATCGCACAAATCAGCGACTGCGTTATTGCTTTAGAGCGTAACCAACAAGCCGATGATGATGAGGAGGCCAACACAACACACATGCGAGTCTTGAAGTCTAGGTATACTGGAGATGTTGGCATGGCTTCGCATCTGCTTTACAATAAGAAAACCGGGCGTTTAAAAGAGATAGACATCGATGATGTTGATGATGAACTGGAGCCTCTAATATGACTGCGCTAGTATTTGATATAGAAACGGACGGCCTCACACCAACGAAGATATGGTGTATGTCTACGTTTAATGTGGATACCCAAGAACACAAAGCCTTTGGGCCTTTGGAGCTTGATGAAGGCTTGGAGACTTTGAAGTCTGCTGATAAACTAATAGGTCATAACATCTTAAACTTTGATATTCCTATTATTAAAAAGTTAAAAGGTCTAGATCTTACTGACAAACATATTGTCGATACTCTGGTGCTTTCAAGATTATTTAAACCTACAAGGGAGGGCGGTCATGGCTTAGAGGGTTGGGGCTATAGACTTGGCTACCGTAAAATGGAGTTCGATGATTACTTTAAATATTCTGATGAGATGCTAAAGTATTGTGCACAAGATGTATTAGTAAACTCTAAAGTATATCGGGCGTTGAAGGGAGAAAGCAGAGGCTTTAAAATAGATTCTGTAAATTTAGAGCACGAAACTGCTGTCATTATTGATGCCCAAATAAAGTATGGGTTTATGCTAGACCAAGTTAAAGCGTCTGATTTACTAGAGAAACTGTCGAGTGCAAGCAATTCTTTGTATGATGAGATACACGCTGAACTAGGACAAGAGACTGTTTCGTATACGTTAGAACCAATATATTTAAAAAGCGATGGTGGCCTCTCTACAATGGGAACAAGGATTTCAAAGGCAAAAGATCCTCAAGATAGGGTTACCTCAAGAGTCAAATTAACAGAGGAACAGCTCGAATTTTTTTCAAGAAGGCCTGGGGCCACTCTAGATGTCACTGAGCCTGTAGAGTTCAACATATCTTCACGACAACAGGTAGCCGCTAAACTTATAGGCTTGGGTTGGGAACCTAAGAAGTTTACGCCAACGGGACAACCGCGTGTTGATGAGGGTAATCTAAGGATGGTAACAGGAATCCCGGTTGCCTTGAAAATCTCTAGATACTTAAAGCTAGAGAGTCGTATAACAGATATACTAGGTTGGTTCAAAGTCTTAGACACTGACACAGGAAGGGTGCATGGTTGGGTAAATCCTAATGGGACGGTGACGGGCCGTATGACGCACAGTAAACCTAACATGGCAAACATACCCAGGCCACCTAAGGAATTTGGTAGAATCTTTAGGAGTTGTTGGACAGTACCAAAAGGGTATAAACTGGTAGGCATCGACGCTAGTGGCCTTGAGCTACGAATGCTTGCTCATTACATGAACGATAAGGACTATATAGATGAAATCATTAACGGAGACATACACACCACTAATCAACAGCTTGCAGGACTTGAATCAAGAGATCAGGCGAAAACTTTCATTTATGCGTTCTTATACGGGGCAGGAGATGAAAAGCTTGGAAGCGTGGCTGGAGGAGGTAGAAGCGTTGGAAGTGAACTTAAACAATCATTTCTCGATAATCTCCCATCACTCCGAACTCTTAAGAATAGCGTTACTAGAAAAGCGGCAAAATCAAAATTCCTGAAAGCCTTAGATGGTCGTAAGTTGTTTATAAGGAGCGAACACTCTGCATTAAATATGTTGCTTCAAGGTGCTGGGGCCATAGTAATGAAGAAGGCTTTAGTAATATTTAATAATAAACTACAGGGAATGGACGCTAACTTTGTAGTTAATGTGCATGATGAGTTCCAAGTTGAGGTGAGAGAAGACTTGGCAGAAACCGTGGGTAACCTGGGCGTAGAGTCTATAATTGAAGCTGGTAAAGTTCTTAAACTTAACTGTCCTCTTGACGGGGAATACAGAATAGGAGATAATTGGAGTGAAACACACTGAAGAATATAATTGGAGCCACAGCAGAACAAACTCAAACGGAGAAGAGATATTCAGACATGATACAAATGAATCCCGTGAAGATGTTATAGGCTATTTAGAAGAACAAGAAATTAAATATGAAAGAAAGGATGGCGCTAGCATGCTGTGGATATTCTATGGAAATAAAGAATATATGTATTATTATACTACAGGAAGATGGGCTGTTAAATCAAGAGGATGGCCCCCTATCAAACATTACAGGGCTAAAGGTATAAAAGATTTTTTAGATAGGTTTGTACTTAACGAGGAAGGCTAAAATGAAACACACTAACTACCCTTATAAAAGATATTTAGAAAATAAAGCTAGAGTAACCCTAAACGGTAGGAGATACAGGCTAGGAAATCCTAACCATCCTTATAATTCAATTTACAAAAGGCGTGGTATGGAAGCAGCTTTTACAGTAATGGAGCTTATTCCTTCTGGACTAGAACAAATTAAATTAACTGTAAGTAATCTTTTTGCTGAAGTAAAAAGTGGGCATGTATATGTGATGCTTAACCCTTCGTTTTCTGGATGGGTTAAAGTAGGAATGGCTGTTGATGCCGAAGATAGAATAAAACAATTCCAGACAGGTTCTCCCCATAGAGATTATAATTTAATAAAATATTATACGGTTTCTGATAGAAGAAAGGCTGAAAAAAAAGCACACGATACGCTTACTATCGAAGGAAGAGAGCGTAAAGGAGAATGGTTTTATATGGAACCTGCCTCAACAGTTAAAGAATTAAATAATTTATTTGGGGAAGGAGCACAGCTTGAACTATTTTAAAAATACTGGAGCATAAAGAATGAAGACATTAGACACATTAGTAGAAGACATCTATGAAAGTTTAGAACCTTTGAATTCTGGAGGCAGTCTATCTTTGACTGAGGAGGATGTTGATAAAGTCGGAGAAGACATTAAGGAGGCTTTAAAGCACTGGGCCTGGCCCTCCGAAAGAAACTCCGAATTCTCGATGCGTATGTCTAATATCGGTAGACCTGCTAGGCAGCTATGGTTCGAGAAGAAAGCTAAACATGTCAGTAATTTTAAACCTTCAGACCAGATAAGATTTTTATACGGACACATCTTAGAATCAATTGTCCTGATGCTTGTACGTTTGTCAGGCCATGAAGTCACTGATGAACAAAAGGAAGCTACCGTTAATGGTATCAAAGGCCGTATAGATTGTAAGATCGGCGGCGAAATCGTAGACGTTAAGACAGCTTCTAGGTTCGGGTTCAATAAGTTTCAAAACGGATCTCTAAGAGAAGATGATCCTTTCGGGTACTTAGCACAGCTTGCTGCTTACGAAGAGGCTGAAGGTACTTCTAATGGGGGCTTCCTTGTTATCTCTAAAGAATCAGGAGAACTTTGTTTCTACCAGCCCGAAGACCTCGACAAACCTAATGTGGTTTCAAAGATAGATAAGCTTAAGAAATTCTTAGATATGTTAAGTCCTCCTGGGCTGTGCTATAATCCAGTACCGGAGGGCAAAAGTGGGAACATGAAGCTACCTAAAGGCTGCTCATTCTGTAATTATAAGTTTGAATGCCATAAAGATTCTAATGATGGAGAAGGTCTGAAGACATTTAAATACGCGAGAGGCCTTGTATATTTGACCGAAGTAGCCTCGATGCCTAAAGTAGCTCAGGTATTATAATGAACGAAAAGAAGATGCGTAAAATAAATAGGAGGGTCGATGAAATACTCGTTAGCTGGCTCAAGACTTTGGTATCTCCAGAAGAAGCTAAAGGAATTAATATGGATAACATAAGTTCTTTAATGCCTGATCAGAATTACTATGATAAAGACACAGGTATACGCCTTACTACCTTTTCTAAAAGGAACATCAAAAAAGAATTAAAGTCTTTAGTATCTAAAGGCGTTGATATTAATACAATAACTTGGGAGAATTTTAATGGACGTTGATATGCCAGTTGAATATATCATCTGTGGTTTAGCAGATTTATTGCGGGAGGAGGGGTTGGCCCTGTTACCAGTAGAAACGCTTATAATTTTGAAAAACGTTTTAGATCAGGAAATCTCAATGGGAAGAACCGTGCATTGAAGGTTAAAAGAGGTAAACGTGTACCAAGAATCCCCCGCCCTATCGAAGAAAATCTTGTCAAAGGATACGACTCTAACTGGGAATATGTCCTACATTCTGGTATACTTAAAGATTGGGAACATCACACCAATAAAGTCCCCTACATTGTAGAACATACTTATGAGCCTGATTTTGTCAGGAACCTGGAAGGTAGGAAAATCCTATTAGAATCCAAAGGACGTTTCTGGGATTACGCAGAGTACAGTAAATATATCTGGATTAAGAAGGTTCTTAAGGAGGACACCGAACTGGTGTTCTTATTCTTAAAACCTTCAGCGCCTATGCCACAAGCAAAAAGAAGGAAGGACGGGACAAAAAGATCACATGGAGAATGGGCAAGCGCCAACGGATTTAGATGGTTCAGTACTGAAAGCATACCAAAGGAGTGGATAGACAATGAAACAAAAGACTAAAAAGAAACTTAACGATGTAACCCCAGAGGAGTGGAATTCGGTAGCTCCCTACAAGCCTGATAATGTGAACAATCCACCGCACTATAACAAGGGGGACATAGAATGCATCGACGGGATAGAGGCCATGTTAACAGGAGAAGAATATATAGGCTACTTAAGAGGAAACAGCTTGAAGTACCGCTGGAGGTTCAGATACAAGAACGGCATAGAGGATCTCCAGAAGGCTGCTTGGTACGAGAACAGGCTGATGGAGTTTCTAGCGAAGGAAAGGAGGTAGAGGATGGAGCAGAACTACATCGACGCTAAAAAGGAGCGCAGAGATAAGTACGATAAGAAGGCTAAAAAGAAAGTATCCAAGCAAGAAAAGAAAAAACAACTTCAGC